CACAAACTTTTTTAAAAAAAAAGATAAAAGAAAATCCGACACGCCCGAACGCGTGGGGAGAATTGGATAGGGTAAAAAAATAACCCCCGCCGATTAAGGCGGGGGCTATCTTTGGAGAGATTAGGCGAGGATTACCAATTCAGCCTTTTCTTCAACTACGCGAAATAGTTCATCGAATAAGCGCGATTCTGACTCTGACAATTTCGCAGGGTCAATGGTGGCGATGAATCGAATCGTGTCGGCTAACGCTTGAGCGATAGTGACCTTGGATTTCTTTGCTGGCTTTGCTGGCTTTTCTGCTTTGCTTTTCTTGGTGGCGCGAATTGCTTTAACCTCAGACTTCAATGCGTCGAGTGTGGCGATACCCTTGGCGGATTCGACGCCAAGAATGTCATAAGCACTAGACACCAGAGAGAGTTGCTTGTTGATGGCCATGGCGCGGAACTCCTCCGACTTATTGTGCCAGACCTGCCATGTCACGAGTTTTGGAACCTGCGTTACTGACACGCGAGAAGATGTCACGCCTGTCGCCTTAATGACTTTCTGCAGGTCACGAGTCGAGAGTTGCGAATTGCCTAACTCGGTGGCGAGTGAGTGGAGATACTTCACGAGTTGCGAATCTTGCGAATCGGTAGTGTCACAGATGGCTCGCCATGCACTTTCAATCTTTGGAGCGGTAACGATTACTTCTGCTTTGGTTTTCTTTGATGTAGTCATTTTATTCACCTTATTTTCTGTCCGTTTTAACGGACATCTATAAACGCCTAGTTGCGCTCATGGAATCAGTATAGCCGCTACTGAGGTTTTGGTCGAATCGGGGCAATTTTGGCGCGGCGTGTCGAATGTGAATCGCATCACACTTATCTATCGAACAGATGTTCGAGTAGAATCCTATACGATTTTCAACGGGATAAGGGTAGGGAATCCTATAGGATTTTCTTCTATCGGCTTGGTGAGAATCCTATACGATTTTCTTCTATCGGGGGGAATAGGTCGGTCGGGGGATAGTTGAATCTTCAACCAATTACTTCTCCCGTGTAGATAAGTCGATAAATCGATAAATCGACATTTCATTTGACCCTAGACATAATTATTTGCGAGGCGGGAGCCGTTTATACTATCCCACAATAAATTTCTGTTATATAATGGGGGCATATATAAAGTATTTTACGCCCAAATATAATATACTTACCCGAACTTTGTTCGGAATCACCTATTTGAACAGGTTATCTTATATGTATATATAATTAACGGAGTCGCTCCGTTTAAGACTCCGCTCCTCCTATATATGATAATATATAATAATATTGGGATAGTTCTATCCGTTTAATGGGACCGTTAAAAGACTGTTTAGGAGCACCAATTGGGACGCAAGCCTGGAGTACAATCTGTACCCAAAGATGAGGCTCAGACCAAGGTACTAGCCCTACTCGAACAGGGTGCTACTATCACAGCAGCCATGCAAGCCGTTGGTCGCCAAGACACAGCCTTTCGTCAATGGGTTCTCCAATCCCCAGATTTCAAAGAAGCATCTGATAAAGCCCGCCTTGCGGGTAAAGGTGTCAAGGTTGATTTAGCAGAACTCAAGACTATCTCTTACCCAGACTTTAGCCAGCAGTTCCTAGACACTACCCTCTTCCCCCACCAGTTAAACTGGCTGGACTTGATTGAGGGCAAGGAACCTAGATGGCAACCTATGGGCATGACTTATGAACCTGGGGACCCCAAGCGTATCCTTATTAACGTTCCCCCAGAACATGCTAAGTCGACAACCATAACGACTAACTACACTTTGTACCAAATCGTCACCAATCCCAATACCCGAGTCATTATCGTCTCTAAGACTCAGGGCATGGCTCGTAAGTTCTTAGGTGCTATTAAGACTCGTTTATCGCACCCAGCCTATACCAAGTTACAGACGGCCTTTGGCCCTAATGGTGGCTACAAGGCAGATTCAACCCAATGGTCTGCTGACATGATTTATCTAGGCACAGGTCGCGACTCTGGAGAGAAAGACCCCACAGTACAAGCCCTTGGCTTCGGCTCACAGATTTATGGAGCACGTGCTGACCTCATTATCCTAGATGACGTGGTGATGGGTTCCAACGCCCATGAGTGGGAGAAGCAAATCGAATGGCTTCAAAAGGAAGTAATCACCCGACTGGGGCGGCACGGCAAACTGCTTATAGTAGGAACACGTGTCGCTTCCATAGATTTGTATAAAATGATTCGGGACGGCTCCCAATGGACAGGTGGCAAGTCCCCCTTCACTTACTGTGGGATGCCAGCGGTTCTAGAGTTTGATGAAGACCCCAAGAACTGGAAGACGCTCTGGGAAAAAACTAACATTCAAGAAAATGACATAGACGAGGTTTTAGCAGATGGACTTTTTCCCAAGTGGGACGGACCTTCTCTCTTTAAGCGTCGCTCTGAGGTCGCACCGTCAGTATGGGCTATGGTCTACCAGCAAGAGGACGTACAAGAAGATTCAATCTTCTCACCAACTTGCATCGCAGGTTCCGTCAATGGAATGCGAAAGCGCGGACCACTCAAAGTCGGGACAGCAGGACACCCCAAGCATTTAGATGGTTCTTATACCATCATAGGTCTTGACCCAGCAATGGCTGGTGCTACTGCAGCGGTTGTGGCAACGTATAACAAGTCAGATGGCAAAATCTATGTATTAGATTGCGTCAATATGACAGAGCCTACACCAATGAAGATTCAAGCACTTATTGAAGAGTGGGTGGAGCGGTACAAGCCACAAGAGTTGCGTATTGAAATCAACGCACACCAGAAGGCTTATGCCCTAGATGATAACCTGCGCAACTTCTGCGCTATGAATGGTTGCCAATTAAACTCGCATTATACTGGCAAGAACAAGTGGGACGTATCTTTTGGTGTGGCATCTATGGCATCACTATTTGGTAGCACCCGCGACACTCGCTTCCAGGATAACAACATTATTGAACTACCTTCCAACGAAGGTTCAGAAGGACTTAAGACTTTAGTCCAGGAACTTATCACCTGGAAGCCAGACACACGTAACCCAACTGACTGTGTTATGGCTTTGTGGTTTACAATCATTCGCTTCCGCGAACTGATGCAACAATCATCACGTGTTGGGCAGTATCAAACAAACAGATGGGCTACTAGGGCGCAACGCGCTGGACGTGGCTCACTCAATTTAGACGATGCCTTTGCAGAGCAATGGGCTGAGAGTCACGGATAAGGAATCCAAAATGGCAACAAGAAACAATGCACAGGACCACTCAAACGTGGCTCCAATTTACAAGCCAAAGAATTCACCAGCCCCAGCCCCAAGCCCAACAGCACTAAGCCAATTAAAAAATACTATGGGAACAATGATGAATGTTGAACCAGGTAAAGAAGGAACTAAAGCAGATAAAAATGTTTATCGTGGTTCATATGGCGGTAAAGACTGGGTTTGGCAAAACGGCAAAGTAACTCGTAGTAAGTAATTTTTTTCCCTTTAACCCGTTAGGACAACAATGGCATTATCAATGGAACAGATAGCAGCACGTGTTGCATCCATGCGCTATCGCAATGGTGAGCGCGATGCTCGCAACCTCGATGTCCTTGCTGTCCGTAAAGGAAAAATCTCAGAAGTATATCCAGACTTTTTCCCAGACGGCGTTGACGCTAACGTAGTTGCTAACTTTGTTGACATTGTTGCCCGCGACTTATCAGAAGTTATGGCTCCACTTCCAGCAGTAAACTGCTCAGCAGCCAACCAGGTATCAGACCGCGCACGTCAGTTTGCTGACAAGCGCACTCGTATTGCCTCTAACTATTTTCAACATTCTGACCTATCAGTACAAATGTATTCTGGTGCTGACTGGTATCTTACATATGGTTTCGTCCCTTTCATCATTGAATTAGACGAAGAAGCAAAACTACCACGAATCCGCATAGAAAATCCGCTGGGTGCTTATCCAGAATTTGACCGCTATGGACGTTGTGTGGCTTTTGCGAAACGCTATATGCTTACTCTTGGTGAGTTGGTTTCCCAATTCCCAGAGCACGAAAGAGAACTGCTTGGACAAACAGGTTACAAGCAAAGCATGAGCACACAGATTGAAATGATTCGTTACTACGATAAAGACCAATCTGTAATTTTCTTGCCTGCAAAGGATAATTTAATTTTGTCCCAGGCAGCAAATGTGCTCGGCAAAATGATGGTGGTTATTGGACGTAAGCCATCTATTGACGGTGAGTTACGCGGACAATTTGACGACGTACTTGGTATCCAATTACTTCGCAATCGTTTTGCTTTGCTTGCAATGGAAGCAGCCGAGAAGTCAGTACAGGCACCGATTGTTCTACCTAATGACGTACAAGAACTTCAACTTGGTGGAGACGCGGTTATCCGCACAGCCAACCCACAGGGTGTACGACGCGTAGAATTAAGTTTGCCACAGGGCGCATTTACTGAGCAGACTCTCCTCAACCAGGAACTGCGAGTTGGCTCACGTTACCCAGAATCACGTACTGGTAACGTTAGCGCATCTGTTGTAACTGGACAAGGCGTACAGGCTCTACTTGGTGCATTTGATACCCAAGTTAAATCAGCCCAAGCAATCTTTGCTGCAGCGCTACGCGATGTAATTCAGATTTGCTTTGAAGTAGATGAAAAGATTTTTCCAAAAGAAAAGACAATTCGTGGCGTAGATTCTGGTTCGCCATATGAAATTACCTATATACCTAACAAGGACATCAAGGGCGATTACTCAGCCGATGTTCGTTACGGAATGCTTGCTGGTCTTAACCCAGCGCAGGGACTTATCTTTATGTTACAGGCACTTGGTGGTGGACTTATCTCCAAGGATATGGCAATGCGCGAACTGCCATTTACTGTTAACGTATCGCAAGAATTAGAAAAGATAGAGATTGAGAAGATGCGTGAAGCACTTCTTGGTTCTCTTACTGCATACACGCAGGCTATCCCACAGATGGCAACCCAGGGGCAGGACGCATCAGAGGTAGTACGTAAGATTGCTACGGTAATCAAGGCTCGCCAAAAGGGTGTTGCACTTGAAGATGCGATTGGTGAATCATTCGCGCCGCAGCAGCAAGTTCCTCCTGCTGGCGCACCTAATCCCTCGGTTGAGCAACCGTCCCCTGCTCCCACAGGCGCACCAGCAGGAGGTCCTCCTCAAGGTCCACCAGAGCAGTTTAGACAACAGCCAGCCGATGTAATGAGTTTGCTTTCAGGATTAACTGGAGCAGGTGGAACAACTTCCAGAGTTTCGAGTAGGCGACAACTAAGATAACAAAGGTAGGGGACAATGACGACAATTATTGGCGTTCAATATGAAAACAGTTGCCTGCTTATCGCTGACAGTCTAGTAACAGATGAGACTGGTAGAAGTTGGTCGCATCCTGATATGCAAAAGTTAAGCCGTAATGGTGCCTTCATTATTGGAGGCTCAGGGGAAGTATCACCGTGTGATATTACACAGCACGTATGGACACCACCCAATCCTACGGCAAAAGATAAACAAGATGTTTATAAGTTTATGATTAAGAAGGCGATGCCTTCGCTGCGCAAGTGTTTAAAAGATAATGGTTTTAATTTTGAAGAGTCGCAAGATAAAGATTCTGGACCAAGGTTTCAGTTTTTGATTGCAGTATGTGGACAACTCTTTGATGTAATGGATGATTTATCGGTACAAAGAAGTTTAGATGGTTTTTATGCAGTAGGTTCTGGTGCGCAATTTGCATTAGGAGCACTTCATTCTGGTGCTAAGCCAATGAGGGCAATGAACATTGCTGCAAAGTTAAGTATATTTTCAGAAGGACCTTTCCAGGTCGAAGAGCAAGAGTGTGATTAGGAGGAAACATGTCAGGCACTAAAGGTCACAGCGGTGGAGCACATGGCGGTCCTCAGTATGACCCTAATAACATTTCTGCTACTGGTGGAGATGGACAAAGTGGGCAAGCAAAGAAGTATATCCCTGGTATGAGTTCAATGGGAGTAACTGGAAAATCTGTTTACGAGCAACAAGGCGGAGCAAAGATGTATGCTGATAGAGGTCCAGAGGCAGCACCAATGCCAGAAGTAACCCCTCTTACTGCACCTAGCGAAATGCCAGACCAGCACGTTATGCACGGCTCACAACTTGGGCCTGGTGCTACAAGCGTTCCTAATTTGCCTCCAGCACCAACAGGCGACCCAGATATTGATGAAATTCGTGCGTATTATCCCGTGTTGCAATTTTATGCATCGCAACCTGGCTCCTCACAAAGCACTAAAGATTATGTCAACTACTTGGGGACAGTTATTTAATGGCAATATGGGATATTGTAGGTAACTTACAAAGTAAATTTGCTCAGCAAGCAGTTTCCAACGGTCCGTTTAATACAGATGGACAAAACGGTCCGTTTAATACAGATGGACGAGTTAATTTTGGAACATCAGTTGATGTTGCCGCAAATCTCCCACAAAATCCAAAATCATTTAATGACCGTGCAGAAGATATGCGTCAAACATTTTTAAAAACAACTTCTGAAAATCTCGGTACAACTGCTGGTATTAAAAAGAGTTTGCCTCTATTGCTTATACCAAATATTGGTGGTGCAGCGGTTGGCTTAACTAGCGCTGCATATGGGCTAGCAGAACTTGACAAAAAAACTGATGGAAAAATGTCTAAACTGATGATGGCTGGGACAAAAGGATTACGGTCCGATTATGCTTTTGTTCAAGATGTTACACGTCACGATGCTGCATTAGGTTTACTAGCAGGCCTTCATATGATTGCTGGTGGCGCATTGGGCGCAATTGCTGGTGGAGTAGTAGGCTCTGTGGGGGGACTAGTAGGAGCAATTGCTGGAGCAACAACTGGTGCTAAATTGGGTGCTGGACTTGCTGGAAAACAAGAACGCAATATTGCCGAAAGTGGGATACTCGGTGAGTCTTTAAAAAAGTCAGCGCTATTTTCTCAATCAGAAAATGGACAAAAAGTTTATAATTTTGGAACAGATGTAACACGCCTTGCTGGAGAAATTGTTAGTGCAATTCCTGCGGAATGGGCAGACAATAACATTCTTAAAGATACAAATCGTGGTATTGGTGCTGCAGTTGCTGGTATTTTTAATTTTCTTTTTGAAGTAAATATGGCTCCAGACATTCAAGGAACCAAACTTGCTGGCATTGGATTACGTGGAGCACTCACTGGTGGACTTACCGTAGAAAAATACGGTCTTACATCTAGAATCCTTGCTAAAACAGAAACAGCCAAACTGTTGCGCGGAGACCATATAGACTCAACTGTTGAATTAATCAATAAAACAATTGCTGGAGAAACAACTCCTTTAACGCCAGTAATGAATTTTTATAAAGAAAACGACGCACCTACACTTTTACAGCGACCAGAACTTAAAGATAATCCTTATGGAGTAATTGGCGCTAATCTATTTGCTGGTAAATCATTTGAACAACAAGGTCTTCTTATGAGAATTGGTGTTGGCGATAAGACTGCAATTGCAGAATTGGAATCAAAGCACCCAGCAACTTTTGCCGAACTTCTTCGTCAAGAAGGAATTTTTGATACTATTGAATCTCGCAATCCTTTTGCTTCCAGTAAACTTCCAGAGCATGATATGCTCAAGGGACGTGTTATTGAAGCAGAAGATGTTATTAGAGAAGAAATCAAAGACCTTCGTAAACAGTATTCATGGTTAAATGATTCTCTTAAACTTGATAGCGCTTTTCAAGATAGAGGTACTTCTAGTTTTATTGGAGTTGAAAAACTTCGAAATGACATTGCTACGCAACGCGCAGTAAATAAACTTGAAGGTGGCGCAAACGACGCAACAATTCGTGAAACAAAACTTGGTGGAGCAATTCAGAGTGTTTATCAAAGGAATGGTTCTTCAGTTCTCATTAGAACAATTCAACGTACGGCCTCCAGTCTTGAACGAGCACTTGATGACGCACCACAAAAAATAGTTAATTTTAATGATGGATTGCAGAGTGCTGCAAGCGTAAGAACAACAATGCGCAAAGCAGTTACTCAGCAAATTTTGCCTCAATTAGAGGCTCGAGAAATTTACAATTCTTTCATTACAGCAAAAACTGAAAAAGAAAAACTTGCAGTTGTTGAAAAAATTGAAGGACGAGTTTTTGAGCAAGTGGCAAATAAATACAATATCCCAGCAAGCATGAGGGATGCAGTTTTAGACAAATATATACTTATGACTCGTAAAAATCAAAAAAAAGCACAAGAGGCGCGCCTTCAAAATAATGCTTATATGATTGAAGACGGTGAAGTCGTTGAAGATGCTCAACTTATCTCTCAATTAGCAAATGGTGCTTACCTTCCAGATGTAGAATTAATTGATAAAGCATTTGCTCGTTACGCAAAAAAACGTGGAGCAGAGTCATCAATTCCAATAAATACTGCTTTGGTTGGTAAAACAGTTTTAGATGAATTTCAATCAATTTGGCGTACTCTTACTCTTGCTCGCACGGGTTTTCCAATTAACATTATTCGCGACTCAACTCTTCGCTCATGGGGAGACGGAGTGTTGCTTTACTCATTAATGAATTTGTCAAAGTCAAGTGTCGACGCAATGCTCGGCGTTCCAGCAAAGATGTCAGAAATGCGTCAATGGTCAGCAAAAATTACAAACCGTAATAGCAATCTTGACAAAATTCGTAATGATATTAAAATGTATGACAATTCAATTAAAGATGCAGAACGTGGTTTAAAAAGTTTTAAATATGACCCATTAAATCCACCTAAAGAAATGCCAGATGATTTAATTCGTACTCTTGATTATTTGCAACAATCAAAAGATATGGCTGCTTTTTTACGTCGCCAAGAAAATGCAATTGTTCAAAAAATTCCTTCAAAAGTTGTTGCACCAGGTAAATTGAATATTCCTGGATATGATTTTCCAGATGCATTTAGTGGTCGTTTTGGACAAATGGCGTTAAATAAACTTGAAGGCAAAGATGACATTCGTGCCCTAACCGCTTCCACACGCCAACTTGAAATGGCTGCAGTTCGACGTGACCGTAATGGTGGATACGCACTCAAGGCTATTGAAGATGAAGACAAGCATTTGCGTTCGTGGGCTGGATTGCTTAACAACACACTTCGTTTTGATGAAGTGAGTCGTCAAATTATGTCTCGTCGAATTAAAGGCATGGATGAGGCACAAGTTCAAACAGAAGTAGCATCTTGGATTCGTTCAAGCGGTTCTACTGATTTATTTGAACGATTTGGTTATGACTCTAACTTTAGAACACAGATGAAGGTATCTGATGCAAAAGTTATTTATCAAAAAGCAGCAGCCGCAATTAATCAATTTGCACCAGATATAAAATTGCAAAAGTTAATTATGGAAGATAAAGTTAACATAATCGAACTTAAAAAAATGTACCCAGATATTACAACTCGTCCAGACGTAATTTCAGATTTGGCTCTTGATTTGACTGGTCAAAGTAATATTGTTCGTAAATGGTCCGACTTAGCAAAACGTTCTGTTGCCACGCTTGCCACATGGGCTCCAGCAAGATTATCTTACAACCCATATTACAAAGTACAATATGAAATTAAATTACAAAGTATGGTTGCTGTGGCGGAAAGCCAAGGACGCATTCTAACAGAAGAAAATGCAAAGCAATTTCAGGCTACCGCACACGCTTACGCATGGAATCAATTTCGTTCTAAAATTAACGCGTTCAATCGCGATATGAATTATAGCGGATTAATTGATTATCTATTTGCCTTCTTCCCTGCTGTTGTTGAGCAATATCGTGCTTATGGACGCATTGCAATGGAACGTCCAGAATTTCCGCTACAGATGTTTCAGATGAGTCAAATACCCAATCACCTAGGTCAAGTTCAAACTGACCAATTTGGTAATGACTACATTGAGGTAACATTACCAGTTCTTGGAATTAAGGGCCGCGTATCAACCAGTTGGTGGAATGCCTTAAATCCAACTGGAGGAACAGTTCTTTCTGCCAGCCCATTTGCCACAACAGCATATAATGAACTTTCAAAAAGTGCAAAATTGCCTAAAATGTTTAATGATTTAATTCTTCCATTTGGAACACAAGCAAATGCATTGGGCGCTCTTACTCCAAGTACAGTTAGACGAGCAACTCAAGCATCTGTAGCACTTTTCAAACGCAACGGGGAACAATTTAATCGAGATGTTAATATGTTTATTGAAATGAAACGCGTACAATTTGTTAAAGACTATGGCGTAGAACCATCTGGCAATGATATTAGTCAAATGCAACAAGAATCAAAAAATGATGCAGTAACATTATCTTTTGTTCGCGCTTTGGGCGCGGGAATCTTACCATCGCAGCCACGTTATGTTAGTCCACTTGAAAAGTATGCTGACTTACTTGGTAAGTATATGACAGAGTACGGTTCAAATGGAGCAGAAAAGTTTAGCAACGATTATCCAGAAATGTATTTACTTGCAGATAAAATGACAGATAGCACATCTGGTCTTCGTCAAGATGATACTTCCGTTGCTTTGGTTAAGAAAAATAGCGCGACAGTTGCTAAGATGGTTGCAAATATAGACAAAGGCAATCTACGTGTACTTGGTGCCGTATTTAACGATGATAACTATGCGTTTTCTAGTTCCGCTAGAGCATACCTTTTGACTAATAATATTCCAGGAACAAGTAGGCGTTTTCAGTCAGAAGCAGATGCTTTAGATATTGCAACCAGTTCCATAGTGAACAAAGGTTGGAGCGACTGGAACAAGATGATTAAAGTTGTTAAACAAGTCATTATTGATAAAAATAAGAGTCCAGATTCTGGATACGGTAAAGCAATCCTTGACATGTATAAAACTAATTTTGAGAATCAAATGAAGACAGATAATAATCTTTGGTGGAAAGACAAGAATGACCCTAACTTTTCAAGCAAAAAGAAAGATACCATAGACGTATTAACCATTGCAGCCAATACACCAGAACTATGGAAAGATTTGGCTAAGCAACCACGTTGGCACAGTATTGTGGATTATTTGAACTTCCGTTACCATGTAAAAGAAGCATTGGAAAAACGCGGAATCGGAATTGACTCTGCTAAAGCAATTGATATTAAAACACAGGTAGATTTATACACTGCTGATTTAATGCGTAAAGATATTAATTTTGAAAACTTTTATAATAGATATCTTGATGGAGACAAGTTTGACTATGTACACGAAGAAGTCACTAAGGGGAAAATTCAATGAGAAAAACTGACGTAGTTGGTGCTGGTAACTATGAAAAATCTACCTCAATTCCTAGTACTCCAAGTAACGCTCTTCAAAAGCCTGCAAGCACTGGTGATGGATTAGTTGATGCAATTAATGAAATCCTTAAGGCTAAAGGCTTAAGCAAGGTAATTGGTACTCAAGGTCAGTCTGTATCATTTATAGAATCTATTACAAAAGACCCAGCACAGGCTGCAGTCATTGGTAAACTTCTTAAAGCAAGAGGCAAGAAAGTTGATGCCTCCAAAGACACAATTAATAAACTTTTTATGAGTGAACCTGAATTAGTTAGCATTGCTTCTAAATCTGGAAACGACTACAATAAATTAATTTCTTTGTTGAATGAGGATTATGTTCCAGGACTTGGCACTTCCTCCGCACAGGCACCAAATTTGCCGTCACGCTCTGTGTATCAATACCAGAAAAAAGACCTCGAGACTATTGCAAACAATGCATATCAATCTGCCTTAGGTCGCGATGCCACTGCAGATGAATTAAAAATGCAACTTGCCAAGATTAAACCTATGGTTGATGCAGGAACTTTGACTACAACAAAGGAAGTAATCAATCCAAAGACTAAGCAGAAGGAAAATGTCTCAACACAAACTCCTGGATTCTCTCAGGCATCTGCTCAAGCGAAAATTGAAGAACAGTTAAAGGCAGCAAACCCAGAGGCATACCAAAGAAACAAAGCATTATCATTTTCCAAAGACCTCAATAGTGTGTTAGGTGGTGGTATGTAGTGGCTGCTATTTCAGATACATCGACTATTGTTGATGAATTAAGTTGGGTTCTAGCCCTCTCAAAGACAGACCCTAAATTAACTGAGGCATGGACCGCTTATCTTAATGGAGATACTGCTGGATTCAAAGCCGCAGTTCTGCAGTCTGACTTTTATAAGAACAACAATGCAACTGCTCGCCAGCGTAAAACTGCTCAGGTTCAGCAACCAGGCGTATATGCACAAGATTTAGATTCTTATGTAAGTAAAACTAAAGATAGATTAATTGCTGCAGGCGTACAATGGACACCTGGCGTAGAACTTCAAGTCAAGGATGCCTATAACAAGGGTTTAGGCGATAGCCAATTAGATGACCTTCTAGGTGCTGCAGCAAGTAACATCAAAGTTACTGGCGGAACGGCTGCAACATCAATTGATGCTCTCAAAGGTGCAGCAAATTCCTATGGAGTTGCAAGCCTTCTTAGCAATTCGTACTGGGATGCCAAATCAAAGTCTCTATTTGCTGGAGATACCACAGAAGAAGACATCAAAAAAGAAATTGTTAACCTTGCTTCTAGCGCATATCCAGCATACGCCGATGGATTTGCCAAAGGAATTGGTTTAGATGCACAAGCATCCAATGTTATCCAGACATATGCTAAGTATCTAGAGATTGACCCTAATACATTAACCTTTGATGACCCTCGTATTCGTCGCATTGCACAGTATAATGACCCAACTACTGGTAAGCCAGCAGTTATGCCACAATGGATGGTAGAAAAAACTGTTAAGTCTGACCCAGCATGGCAGTATACAAACAATGCACGTGATACTCTTGATTCGTTAACATTAAAAGTTGGTAGAGATTGGGGTATCGTATAATGGCATCATCATATAAGTATGTTGGCGGGCAGTATATCCCAATTAATGACCCTGCAGTAGAGAACTCAGACTCACCAACCTACACCAAAACTGGTGGTCAGTATATCCCCATTAATCCTGAACTTCCATCAACACCTGAAACAAAGGTAGCGACAGGCACTCCATCAACTGGAGACCCTGAGACTGCAAAAAGAATTAAAGCACTTGAAGATGCGCTTGCAGAAGAAAAAGCAGCACGCATGGCAGCAGAGGAAAAAGCAAAACTACCAGCAAATCCATTGAGTGCGGGTCTATCTGCAACTGATATTGCTGCGCAAAATAAAACAATACAAGATGCTAAAGATAGAGCAAGTTCTATTGACGTATTAAAGTCTCGTTTTGCTAGTTATGGTCTTAGCGGTCTTGCTACAAAGATTCAGCAACTTGCCATTGATGGCGCAACTGATGCAACAATCACTCTCCAATTGCAGGAGACTCCAGAATATCAACAGCGTTTCAGCGCTAATGAGACTCGCAAAAAGAATAACCTTCAGGTTCTATCTCCAGCCGAGTACCTAAATTTAGAAGATAACTATCGTCAAGTGCTTCGCGCATACGGATTAAATCAATTTGATAATGACCAGTATGTTTCACAATTCATTGCAAATGATATATCAGCCACCGAGTTATCCAACCGTGTGCAGACTGCAGTACAGCGTGTGCAGAATGCAGACCCAGGAACTGCAAAGACTCTCCGTGATTACTACGGAATTGGTCAGACAGACTTGGTTGGTTACGTACTTGACCCTGCAGCCAACTTCCAGAAGATTCAACGCCAAGTATCTGCAGCAGAAATTGGAAATGCTGCAAGAGTACAGGGTATGGAACCTGGCGTAGCAACGGCAGAGCAACTTGCCGCACAAGGCATCACCGAGGCACAAGCCCAAAAGGGTTACTCTACCATTGCCGATATTCTTCCAGGTGCTGAAAAACTTAGCCAAATTTATGGCACTCAACCTGGTTATGGACAATCTGATGCAGAACAAGAAGTCTTTAATGGTCTTGCATCTGCTCAACGTAAGCGCCAAAAACTTGCTGCTACTGAAGCAGGAACTTTTAGTGGCGCATCTGGTACCGCAAAGGGTGCCTTCTCTACTGGCTATCTGAATAAGCAATCTTCAGCAGGTCAGTTCTAACAGAATCCTACATGAACCCACCAGCCTCATGTAGCGTACTAGACTGGTAGCAAGAGCCGACCTGCTTCCCCGAGCAGCAATTGTGGCTTGCGACTAACAACGAATAGAAGGGTGGTTGCTATGAGCAACAACTACTGGGATGATGACGAAGACGACCAAGATACCGACAACGAAGTGCAGATGGATGGAAGTGACTTACTAAAGAAGTTACGGAAAGCCAAGCGCAACGATGAAAAGCGTATCAAAGAACTCACTGAGCAACTTGAGGGACTTTCCAAGTCGCAGCGTGAGCGTACAGTCAAGGATGTCCTAGAAAAAAAGGGTGTGAATCCTAAAGCAGTAAGATTAATTCTCAAAGATATAGACGACATTACTGAAGAGTCGGTTAATAACTGGCTCGATGACAATGGAGATTTATTTGGACTTAGTACTACTCAGGAAGCACCAGAACAAGATACCATTGACCGTGCTGCCTTACGGCAACAGGACATGGTAACTCAGGGTGCAATCACGCCTGACCGAGCAATGAATCTCGAGCAAGAGTTAAGCAACGCGCAAAGTGTTGAAGACATCATTGCTATGATTAACAACGCTCAATAATAATATCCGTTCATAGTCACTTGGAGGTGACAACATGGCTAATGCCTATACAACTACAGGTTCTTCCACTCTCGGAGGTACTGCAGGTGGCGCAGGTCTAGTTCAGAAGGCATATGACCGTCTTCTGGAGTTCGCTCTCCGTTCAGAACCACTTATTCGTTCTGTCGCAGATAAGCGTCCTGCAAAGCAAGCAATCCCAGGTTCAACAGTCGTTCTACAACGCTACGTTGACCTTACAGCAACAACAACTGCTCTTACAGAAGATGTAGACCCAGATGCTTTGGCACTCTCTACACCAACTTCTGTAACCATCACTCTTGCAGAGTATGGTAACTCAGTTCTCGTTACACGTGCGTTGGAACTCTTCAGCCTTGCTGATGTAGACCCAGCAATCGCTAACATCATCGCATTCAACCTTGCAGATTCAATTGATGCTGTCGCAATGAACGTATTGCGTCAAGGCACCAACGTAATCTACTCAGGTTCAACTGCAACCTCAACTGCAACAATCACTGCTGCTGCAACACTTTCTTCTGCTAACGTCCGCAAGGCCGTTGCTAAGTTGCGCTCTGGCAAGTCTGTTGCACGTAAGGGTTCACTCTACTGGGCTGGTATCCACCCAGAAGTTTCACATGACCTACGCGCCGAGACTGGCTCTTCAGGTTGGTTGCTCCCAAACCAATACGGTTCCTCACAGGACCGCATCTGGGCTGGCGAAATTGGAACATACGAAGGCGCGTTCTTCGTAGAGTCCCCACGTCTTTACAATGCTACAGATGGCGCTTCATCTGCACGTAACTACCGCACAATCATTGCTGGACAGCAAGCATTTGCGGAAGCCGTTGCAGAAGAGCCACACGTAGTCATCGGACCAGTAGTTGACAAGTTGATGCGTCACCGCCCAATGGGTTGGTACGGCGTACTTGGCTTTGCTCGCTACCGCGAAGAGGCACTATACCGCATTGAATCAGGCTCATCAATCGCTTCCTAAGTTGGTTGACTCTGGGGTACAGGGATTCGTCTCTGTGCCTTCGGGGTGAGGTTATTAAGGAGAACAATGGCAAACTGGACATTTGATACACCAACTGTCGAAGAAGGACCAGCGGGAAAGCACCGCCTCTTTTACTTCTATAGACTGAAAAAAGGAATCACTATTATTAAGAGTGGTGGTGTATACTCCCAGGTACGCTATGGAGTAGATTCAGACTTAAATGCATACGATGAATTCTATCTTGGTGGCCATCGGCACACCGTGAATGATACAATAAAGGCTGCTTTAATAGCAGGTGGAGTTGGGGTTACAGAGAGTAACTTTACAGCACAGTAGGGGACATATGGCATACCATTGGGAAGCACATCCCCAATTCGTCGAAGGATGTTTTGGCTGCAAGGCTATGACATTACAGATGAATGCGGGAGATGCAAAAAGAGATATACCCGATAAAAAGTGGAACGCAGAATTGGCAGCATATCGAGATGCAAGAGCACAAGGTATACAGCCAGCAGGTACAACAATGCGTCACATTGAGCAAGCGCACCAGGCATCAGAAACTTTGGGCAAGGCGTATAACGCAGATACTATGCCCAAGGCTGGTAATATCACATCCAAGACCGCAGAGGTCATGAAAGAAATAGGACAAATATAATGGCTAAAATAGAAATGTACAAGTCGGCTAAAGCAATGGCTAAGCACGAATCAAGCGAGCCTGCCAAGATGCGCGCCAAGGAAGCAAAGATGGGCATCAAGGATGTAGTTGCTGGCAAAAAGGCCAAGTCTCAAAAAGAGATGCCTATGAAGAAAGCAGCAATGAAGAAGATGGGTAAGAAGAAGTAAATGGCTGCACCCAAGAAACCATTGACAGGTTCTGCAGCAATTGCAGAATACCAACGTCAAATTTCACCTAAAGGCATGGCTCAGTCTGATGCCGCAGCACGTAAAGCACTTAATGATAAATACCCAGGACTTAGTATTCCTTCTACAAGAACTACAGCAGGAGTAAATAAAAAATGAAAAAAGCACATCGTGGTTTTAAAGTAGTTCAAAAAGAAATTGCAAAGAAACAAGGAATTTCTACACAGGCAGCAGGAGCAATCCTAGCGGCAGGTGCTCGCAAGGCTTCACCAGCAGCGGTTAAAGCAAATCCTCGTTTAAAGAAAATTTCTGGAGTAGTTAAGAAGAAGGGCAAGTAATGAAAAAAGTCAAAGTAGTAAAATCTAAAGTTACAGGCAAGAGAATTTCTCCTGCTAAGACAGCAGTCAAACCTCCACTTCGTCGTGGAGCAGCGACTGTAGTTCCACCAACTCAACCAGATACACGTAGTAAATAACTAGGAGATAAAATGCCAATTGTAAATATCAAGAAGCCAATTCGCAAAGCAGCAAAAGACCATTCAAAGATTACGCCTTTACATAAGCCAGAAGGAAAACCAAAGGTTCTTCCAGCATTTGTACAAGCACCACGAATGAGCCAAAAGTAAAGTAACGAAAGTAGGGGACAAATGCAAGAGACAGTATCAATCGCCTGGTGCGACAATGGAAATGTAGATGGCAAATTCATGCATGGCATTACAAATGTCTTGTTAGAATCTGGTATCAAGTTTGAACAAACCTTACGAAGTTGCGGCAATCAGATTGCTCGCCAACGTGAGTATGTTATCCGCCATTGGTATGAGAAGAACAAAGCAGAGTGGCTTCTCTGGGTTGACTCAGATGTTGTAATCAGCCCAGAGAAGTTCCTTCGCCTTTGGAATAAGAAAGATAAAGATAAACACCCAATTGTTACTGGTGTTTATTTTACTACAAAAAATCCAGAAGAACCTTTAATGGTTCCGCTTCCTACAATATTTAATTTTACAGAACAGGCTAATGGTGGAATTGGTATTAATCCAGTTCATCCAATGCCAAAGAATAAGTTCATGAGAGTAGATGCTGCTGGTATGGGGTTTGTCCTAATGCACCGTAGTGTGGTCGATAAGATTATTGAAGCAATACCCGATACTTCAATGTTCTTGGAGGCTGGGAGTGAAAAGACTTTTATCGGGGAAGATATATATTTCTTTGCTCTTTGTGGCAAGGCAGGAATCGAAGTATGGTGTGACACAGGGGCAACCGTCCAGCACATGAAACGATTCTCATTTGATGAACATTACTACGGAGCATTTTTTGCTGGCGTAGAGAAGCAATCCAACCTTATTCTGCCAGACAGAATGAAAGACAAGAAGGGCCGATAATGGCAAGTGCAGCATGGCAACGTAAAGAAGGCAAGAACCCTTCTGGGGGACTCAATGCCAAAGGCAGGGCATCTTACAAGGGTGGCACCCTCAAAGCCCCTGTAAAGGCTGGAGACAACCCACGCAGGGCATCCTTCCTGGCTCGCATGGGCGGTATGCCAGGACCAGAACGCAAGCCTAATGGGGAACCAACAAGATTACTTTTATCTCTACAAGCATGGGGCGCTTCATCTAAAGCAGATGCTAAGGCAAAAGCAGCAGCAATTTCAAAGCGAAATAAATCTAAGTAAGAGAGGCTGGCAATGGCATACGGTAGACCAGGCAGTACATTAGTTGAGGAATTAAACCGCCTTGCATTTGGTGGTACTTTACCTCCCAAAACACAATGGTTAGATGACGAGGGCGCGGCAAATAAACTTGCTGGAACTGTAGGTCTTGCCGCTACTGGTGCATGTAACATTTATGCTAGCCTGCCAATCTCGCAATGGAAAGACCTTCAAGGTGCATGTAATGCAATTGCTGGAACTACAGGACTTGGTGCTGTTGAAGCACTAAGAAGGGTGAATATGTAATGAGTGCAAAATATAACTTAGTTTGCGAACAAGGCACAACTTTTACTTTTAATTTCACTGTCAAGACAAGTGATACTGCATGGAACCTAACTGGTTACACAGCAACAATGACTATTCGCCCATTTATTGGTTCTAGTACTACTACAATATCTGCTACAAATGGCAATGGAAAAATTGCTTTGGGTGGGTCTGCTGGAACTGTTGTGGTAACTTTAAGTTCGGCTACAACAACAACTTTGACTCCTGGGCAGTATGTCTATGATTTTGTTTTTAACTCTGGCAGCGTTGTTACAAGATTGCTTGAGGGTAAGTTCGTCGTAACAGCATCGGTTACCTCATGAGTGAAACAGTCGTAGTAGTTGAACAATCCCCAACTAGTGACATATCTGTCAATGTTAGTCCATCAACAAATGCAATTGATGTAATTGTTACGCCAGTTGCTGTTGCGGATACTACAGTTGTTGTGGCAAATGACCAGGGTCCACAAGGAATTAAAGGCGACACTGGTTCTACTGGGCCAGCCAATACTTTAACAGTTGGAACAGTCACCAATGGTTCCACAGCAGCGGCAACCATAACTGGTACGGCTCCAACTCAAACATTAAATTTAACCCTACCCACAGGTGCTACTGGAGCAGCAGCAACTGTATCTGTTGGTTCAACTACGACTGGTGCAGCAGGAACTTCTGCTTCTGTAACAAATTCTGGAAACTCCTCTGCCGCTGTATTGAACTTTACTATCCCTACTGGAGCAACTGGTGCCACAGGTGCAACAGGTTCAACAGGTTCAACAGGAGCGACTGGTTCAACAGGAGCAACTGGGGCAACTGGAGCAAAAGGTGATACAGGCGCAACTGGAGCATCAAATGTTTTAAGTGTAGGAACAGTAACTGGTGGCACAACTGCTGCAGTTACAATTACTGGAACCTCACCCACTCAGACAATTAATTTTACTTTACCTAAGGGTGATACTGGAAATACAGGAACTGCTGGTTCAGCAGCAACTCTTTCTGTAGGAAGCACAACAACTGGCTCCCCAGGCACATCAGCATCTGTTAATAACTCAGGTACTTCTTCAGCAGCCGTATTTAACTTTACTATACCACGTGGTGACACGGGAGCGACTGGCGCTACTGGTGCGACTGGTTCTACTGGGGCAAAAGGTGATACAGGTACTACTGGTACAGCAGCCACAATTTTTGCAGGAACTGTAACAACAGGTTCACCTGGAACTTCTGCTAGTGTAATTAATTCTGGAACTACAAGTGCAGCCGTATTTGACTTTACAATACCTCGCGGTGATACAGGCGCGACAGGAGCAACTGGCTCGCAAGGTATTCAAGGCGTTAAAGGTGATACTGGCGCAACAGGTGCAACTGGGGCTGCGGCCACAATAGCAGCAGGAACGACAACTACTGGAGCCGCTGGAACTAGCGCTACCGTCACCAACAGCGGAACTTCAAGCGCGGCGGTATTTGATTTTACAATTCCAAGAGGAACTAACGGAACCAATGGCACCAACGGCACGTCTGGAATTATTGCGGTCAATGCTCCAATTACAAATGCAGGGACTTCATCGTCCGCAAATCTTTCAGTATCGGCGGCTTCAACTTCTGCAAGTGGCGTGGTGCAACTTTCAGATTCAACGTCAACCACCTCCTCAGTGCTTGCTTCAACTCCAACAGCAACAAAGTCGGCCTACGATTTAGCAAACACCGCTAATACAACTGCCAACGCTGCTATTCCCACTTCTCAAAAAGCCGCAGCAAATGGTGTCGCAACTCTTGACGGTTCGGGGTTAGTGCCTTCATCTCAAATTCCTCCTCTTGCCATTACTGATACTTTTGTAGTAACAACACAGGCAGCCATGCTTGCACTTACTGCTCAAACTGGCGATGTTGCTATTCGTTCAGATATAAATAAAACATTTATTCTTCAAACCTCTCCTGCTACAACTCTTGCTAATTGGATTGAAGTTCTTACTCCAATTTCTCCAGTTCAATCAGTAGATGGTTTGACTGGAAATGTTTCATTATCAGGAACTTATGCTCCACTTGCTTCCCCAACTTTTACTGGAACAGTAAGCGGAATTACTAAAACAATGGTTGGGCTTGGTAACGTAGATAATACTTCTGACGCTTCAAAACCAATCTCAACAGCAACTCAAACTGCTCTTGACCTAAAAGCAAACCTTGCATCACCAACTTTTACGGGTACCGTTTCAGGTATTACAAAAACTATGGTTGGATTGGGTTCAGTTGATAACACAGCAGATGCAGATAAACCAGTATCTACAGCGCAAACTACAGCACTTGCTCTAAAGGCTAACTTAGCATCACCAACATTTACTGGTACTGTAACAATTCCAACAGGCTCAGTAATTAGTGATATTCCGTATCTTGCTTCGGCAAATACTTTTACAACTTCACCGCAGACAATTCAAGGTGCTGCTTCTGCCGTTGGCTTGATAGTTCAAGCAAATGCAACAACTCCAGGAAACTTGCAAGAATGGAAAAACTCGGCAGGAACTGCTTTGGTTTCTGTATCAAGCGCAGGTGTTGTGAGTGCCTCTACTGGTGGTTTCACTTCTGGTAGCGCAGGTTTTACTGCAGGAAACAACGTATTCAATCAGACTTCTGGTCTAAGTGTTGTCAATAACGGAGGTACTACTCAACTTAGAGTTATTCAAAACACCGTTGGACAAACAGCAGAAATTGCTCGTTTTGTTGGTAACGCTTCTACTACAAATAGCGTATTTACAAATGCTGGTCAATTAGTAACTGGTGGAACTGCATCGGCTACTGCTTCATACACAATCACAATGAGCAGCGCTTCTTTCACTTCTACAACTGCAACTTTTACATACGCTGCTTCTGCTCAATTACTTGCAATAAGTAATAAAGTAATCCTTGCAGGATTTACTCCATCAGGCTATAACGGAACTTATCAAATTGCCTCAGTTGCTACGGTTTCGGCTGGTTCTTCTTATTCCTTTACTGTTGCCAATACAACTAACGCAACAATTACGGTAGGAACTGGAACAGCGCAATTCACTCCAGGAAATACTGCAACCGCACTAGGAGCAGCAGTTACTCCATTTGTAGTAAAAGGCGTTGCTTCGCAAGCAGCAAACCTTACAGAATGGCAAAACTCGGCTGGTGCTGTTCTTGCTGCTATCGGAGCAAATGGCACTATGGCAATGGGAACTACGGCAGGTGCGCCAACTATTGCCTCCGCAACAACCATCGCTCCGACCACTCCAATCGCATTTATTTCAGGTACAACAGCAATAGTAACAATTACTGCACCTGTTCCAATTTCAACAAACGGCGGTTCGATTACGTTAATACCAACTGGAATTTTTACAACTACAACTGCTGGAAACATCGCTCTTATCTCAACGGCAGTAGTTTCAAGGGCTTTGATTATGACTTATGACCCAATAACAACCAAGTGGTATCCATCCTACTGATACTATTATCGAAGCCTGATTTATAAAAGGCAATATGAATTACAGACAGAAACAACTCTAGAGGAGATATAATGGCAACGCTAAAAGATATGGTAGACGAGGTACGCGCTAACCTTGCTGGATATACAATGCGTCAAGACCGCATTACATACCTGGCTAACTCTGGTGGCATAACTACAACTTCTACGGCTGTCACCATTGGTTCAGCATCTAATCTTGCAAAAGGTATTATTGAAATTGATGAGGAGTTGCTATGGGTGGACTCATTCGATAAAACAACTAGCACTTTAAATATTATTCCAGGTTTTGGTCGTGGCTATTCTAATACAAGCCCAGCCCCACATGCTCAGTACTCTCAGGTAACTCTATCTCCCACATTTCCAAGAGTGAGTATCAAGAATGCTATTAATGATACAATCAATAGCGTATACCCAAAACTTTGGGCTATCAGTTCGACTACATTTACATTTAATCCAGCGCAAGTAGCCTATCCCCTTCCAGATGATGCTCAAGAAATTCTTTCGGTTAGTTGGCAGGTAGTTGGTCCATCTAAAGAATGGCTACCTATTCATCGCTGGCGTGAAGATAGAATGGCTAATATCACAGCATTCAACACAAACAAAACAATTTCAATCTATGAAGGCGTAACTGCAGGTCGCACAGTCCAAGTTTGGTACACAACCCAACCTAATAACCTTGATTCAAATGGGGAAGACTTTGTTGATGTGAGTGGTCTCCCAGCATCTTGCCGCGATGTTATTATCCTTGGCACCTCTTATCGACTTTTGTCTTACCTCGATGCAGGTAGAATTAACCTGACATCAGCCGAATCAGATTCTGCTGATAGCAAACTGCCTTCTACTGCTGGAGTTAATGCATCTAAGTACCTCTTCAATTTGTATAATCAAAGACTTGAAGATGAGTCAATGAAATTGAAAAACCAGTATCCAACTAAAATCCACTACACCCGCTAAGGAAAATAAATGACACGTAAATATTCAAGCATTAGCGTACAGACAACTCTTGCAAATGGCATATCCAGTTCTGCAACATCAATGACCGCTGCTACTGGAACTGGTTCGCTATTAATGGGTGGAGTGACTCTCACATCAGGAAACGTAGACCAATTTACAATTGCTATCGACCCAGATACTACAAATGAAGAAATCGTGTTCATTACTGCAGTATCTTCAGATACTTTTACTATTGTTCGTGGCCGCGCTGGTTCAACTGCTATTACGCATTCTGGTGGAGCGGTAATTAAGCATGTTCTTACAAGTAATGATTTGGATTATTATACAACTGGTGTCGATTCAGCAGTTACCCCTACTGGAACAACAACTTTAACTAATAAAACATTGACTGCTCCAGTTATTTCTACTATTGTAAATAGTGGAACAATAACACTGCCAACATCAACTGATACTCTAGTTGGGCGTGCAACAACTGATACATTAACTAATAAGACATTGACAACTCCAGTTATTTCTACAATCTCAAATACTGGAACAATTACCTTGCCAACATCTACAGACACATTAGTAGGTAGAGCAACAACTGACACCCTTACTAATAAAACACTAACATCTCCAACAATCAATTCTTCTGTTACCAATTATCCTTCTATCAAATCCCCACGCGAGGTTACTACAGTATCTGCAACAGCAGCAACTGGAACTATCAATTTTGATACAGTAACTCAAGGCACTTTGTACTATACAACAAGTGCTAGTGCTAACTGGACCTTGAATGTTCGTGGTGATGGTTCAACAACTCTTAACTCTTTAATGGCTACAGGTGAGTCAATCACAGTGGTATTCCTTGTAACTCAAGGTGCGACTGCTTATTATGGCTCTGCTCTTACTATTGATGGAACTTCCGTTACTCCTAAATGGCAAGGTGGAACAGCACCTAGTTCGGGTAGTGCATCATCAATTGATGCTTACTCATACACAATCTTTAAGACAGGTTCTGCGGCTTACACAGTATTTGCTTCTCAAGTAAAGTTCGCGTAGGTCCCCAATGTCCCCAATTCTCAGTAGTTTCGGTGGGCTTTCAGCCCGCGTTTTTGGATTAATGGGTCAAAAGAAATCAACAGTTACTGGTGGCACGCTTTCATCTGACTCAACCTATTACTACCGTACCTTTACTGCCAGCAGTTCTTTAATTGTTAAAGACGTACCTCTTATCTGTGATTACTTAGTAATTGCAGGTGGCGGTGGTGGTAATGGTACGTGTTACGGTCCTGCTGGTGGTGGCGGTGCTGGTGGTTTACGTTATGCAAGCAACCAATCATTAAGCGCATCGACTTATACTGTCACCATTGGTGGCGGAGGAGGTGCCTATGGTAATGGTGTCAATTCAAGTTTAGGAAGTTACTCTGCTACTGGCGGTGGACATGGTGGTGGTACATACAATCAATATGGTAATGGCGGAACTGACGGAACTACGGGTGGCTCTGGTGGCGGTGGCGCATCAGGCTTTAATGGCGCAGCAGGCAACGCTGGCAATTACAGTCCAGTAGAAGGTTATGCTGGAGCAAATAATGGCGGAGGCGGCGGTGGAAGTTCTGCTTCTGCTAGTGGTCGCAGCGGCGGTACTGGAACTAGTACATATTCCTCTTGGGCTTCTGCAACATCAACTGGCGCAAGTGGCGCTTATGCTGGTGGTGGTGGTGCTAGCGGACAAGGTGACGCTGGTGGCGGTAGTGCAGGTGCAGGTAATGGTGGAAACTCTTATTATTACTATAATACAATTGATGACAATGGGTACACCAATGTACCTGGTGGCAATGCTGCATCAAATACAGGTTCTGGCGGCGGTGGTGGTTATGGTTCTTCTCAAAGAGTCGCAGGAGGTAATGGCGGTTCAGGAATTGTCATTGTTAGATATTTGAAATCGGCGGCATACTAATGAGTCATTGGGCAGAAATAGATTCAGAGAACAAAGTTATTCGCGTACTTGTTGGCGATAATAATGACCCAGCAGGTGATGAAGGTTATCAATGGTTTATTGACAATCTTGGTGGCACTTGGTTAAAAACTTCTTACAATGCTGCAACCAATGGATATCGCAAGCACTACGCAGGAATTGGTTATTCCTATGATGCATCACTAGATGCTTTCATTCCACCTAAGTGCCACGATAGCGCAATACTCAATACTGATACTTGCCTATGGGATTGCCCAGATGCAAGTCACGTTGTAATTATACAGTCTAAAGAATAGGGGTAACTAATGGCATATGGTGCAGATGTAACCGAAGGTCTTCCTTATATATTATCCAACCCAGTTGGTGCTGTAAATTACTCTTCTAATGCAGAATCTTACGATGTTGCCTTGAATGCGTTGCCATTCTTCTTGATGACTGGAGATGCATTCCCATATGGTCGTCAGACTGCGCAGTATCGCAAGCAACAGATTGACCAAAGCCAGGAACCTGGCGAGCAGTCAATTACTGGCTGGTGGGTTCGCGCTCAATCCTCATTCCATCATGGAAGTGGCATTAATTTTTATGACCCATCTGCTGGCGAAGTAGTTGCACATCGCTTTCATGATAGCAAGGGTGTAAACATTTGGAACAAGGGCAAGGTAACTCTCCTTAATTCTTGCACACAAGGTCACAACATTACTGGTTCTATTTTATCAAATGGTACCGTTAATCAAAATGTTCGTTCTATCACGTGGAGTGGCACCAATGGAATCCTTCTTCGTGATGATTATGATGTTGACAAAATTGCAACAGACGGTACTGTAACTCACTTTGTTGATTACAACGCTGGCACTGGTGTTTATCCAGTATACGACATCTGTGATGACGGAACATACGCCTATTGGGTAACTAACAAGACATCTGGTAGTGCTAAGTTTACAATGTATAGGAAACCATTGACTGGCTCCTCATCTGATACATCCGATGAAGTATCTATGTTCTCCGTTAATGGGACTACTGCAACTACAGCAGTTATGGAGTATGTCAAGGGACGCATCGTGCTTTGCGTCAACAACTCTATCTATGAGATTACCGCTTCCACTACTGGTGCAACAAGTTTGGGAACTGCTATCTATACACATCCCAACACAAACTATGTATACACATCAGTAACCGCATCTGGCCCAGCCATTTACGTATCTGGATTCAATGGAATCCAATCTACAATTTACAAGTTTACTCTCTCAACATCAGGAACTATGCCAACATTAACTTCCGCTATGGTGGCAGCAGAACTTCCTGTTGGAGAGGTTGCTCATAAAATATTCTACTACCTTGGCTATATGCTCATTGGTACAAGTAAGGGCATCAGAGCCGCAACAGTATCAGACCAAGATGGCTCAATTGCTTATGGTCCACTCATTGTTGAGACTACTCAACCTTGCTATGACTTCGCTGCTCGCGATAAATATGTCTGGTGTGCAACTGGCGTAGACGGAGCACCAGGACTCATCCGTATTGACTTAGGTAATGAAATTGAACAACTTCGCTTTTCTTATGCTAATGATGTATATTATCCTGGAACTACAGGTCACAATACTACTGGTTGCGCTTTTTCTGGTTCAACATCTCAGATTATATATAACCACATACG